TTCAAGAAGGTCTCAACAAGAGTAGAACTCCCAGATGGTAGTAAAGCATTTGAGAAAAATATTGATGAAGATCCTGAAAAGTATTTTACAAAAGAAATTTTAGACAAACTAGATATTGAAATTCAAAAAGGGTTTAAGTATGGACAAGGAACTTAAAGACACTTATATTATATTAGACGATGCATCTGAATATTTGGCATTAGATACAGTACCAATTAAAATTACAGTTGATCCGTATCTTGATGTAGAATTTAGATTTCAAAAAATCAATATAAAAATGGAAGAAGAAAACTTAAATATTAATTTTAATGTTGAACTCTTAAAAAATCCAAATAATGTTGATGTTGAATTAAATAACCAAGAGTTCATTGACTTCTTGGGTAGAATCCTGTATGATATGCTTGTTAACCGAGACGATATTATAACGAAGACTCAGGCGGAACCTGAGCAAATTGATCTCGAAGATGATGTGCACAGTGACTCCTATGGAAAAAATTATTCTTAAGAATCTTGCCAAGAACGAAGAATTTGCACGTAAAGTACTCCCCTTTATCAAGGAGGAGTATTTTGCTTCTAGAGCAGAAAGAGTCTTGTATCTCAACTTAGAAAGCTTTGTTACTAAGTACACTTCACTTCCAACTAAAGATGCTTTGATTCTTATGATCGAAAAGCATAAAGGAATCAGTGAAGAAGAATACAAAGGTTCACTACGTTTAATCACAGAAATTTTTGATAGTAATGATCGTGAAGATCAAGAGTGGTTACTTGACCATACAGAGAAATTCTGTAAGGAAAAGGCTATTCATCTTGCAATCATGAACTCTATCAATATTCTTGATGGTAAAGATACATTATATACAGAATCTGCTATTCCAGAAATTCTCAGTAATGCCTTGGCTATTAGTTTTGATACACGAGTTGGTCACGATTTCATTGAAGATTCTGATATTCGTTATCAATTTTATAACAAGACTGAAAAGCGTATTCCGTTTGACCTTGAGTATTTCAATACAATCACGGGTGGTGGTACTCCAACCAAAACTCTGAACATTGTAATGGCAGGTACAGGCTGCGGTAAGAGTCTTTTTCTATGCCATCATGCTGCATCTTGTTTGATGCAAAACTTGAATGTTCTGTATATTACACTTGAGATGGCAGAAGAACGTATTGCTGAACGTATTGATGCAAATCTTCTTGATACTCCCGTACAAGATCTTGCTAGTATGCCAATCGCATCATACAAGAAGAAGATGGAACAACTCAAGAAGCAATCAACAGGTAGACTTATTATCAAAGAATATCCTACCGGTGGAGCAAACTCAAATCACTTTAGAATTCTACTTCAGGAACTACGTACAAAGAAGAAGTTTAAGCCAGATATTATTTTTATTGATTATCTGAATATCTGCTCTTCGTCTCGCATGAAGCAGGGTGGTAACACAAACAGTTACCATTACATCAAGGCTATCGCTGAAGAACTTCGTGGACTTGCGGTTGAGTTTGATCTTCCGATCTTTAGTGCTACTCAAGTAAATCGATCAGGGTTTTCTAGTACGGATGTTGGTCTCGAAGATACATCCGAATCGTTTGGACTTCCTGCTACCGCAGATTTCTTTGTTGCGTTGATTCGTACCGATGAATTGGATGACTCAAAGCAACTAATGGTAAAGCAACTCAAGAATCGTTACAACACGACAGCGATTAACAGAAAGTTTGTTATTGGTGTTGAGTTCAACAAGATGAAACTACATGACGTTGACGAAGGTACGCAGCCCGTAATGGTTAGTTCTAATCAAAGCAGTAACAAGGATAAGCGTAACAACGAAGATTCTTATTACAAGAGTATCTCCGAGTCATCAAAGCAACTTAGTTCCGGATGGCAGATGTAATGCAGACTGTTGTTGATAAAAAATATATTAATATGGTTTCTCCTTCTCTTGAAAAATTCAAGTGGAAGAAAGATAACATGGCAGCATGTCGGTGTTTTAAGTGTGGTGATTCACAGAAAAACAAAACAAAGACTCGTGGATATTTTTATGTCAACAAGGATCAGTATTACTATAAGTGTCATAACTGTGGATTCTGTTGTACTGTAAAAACAGTTCTAGAAAACTTATCTCCACAGTTAGCAAAAGAATATTCATTAGAAACTTACAAAATGAATATTGGTCGTAATATGTTTATGGCAGCAGATGTAGTCGTAAAAGAACGTATTGTTCCAGACTATATCGGAAAATGTATTACAGATCTTCCTAAAGATCATTACGCTAGAGAATACGTAATGAAGAGACAAATCCCAGAAGACAAATTACACCTCTTGTATTTTACTGAAGATTTTTCTAAGATTGCAGAGAAGTTTTTTAAAACTTCATTTAGAGAACCCAGACTTGTAATTCCTTTTTTTGATGATAAGGATAGAGTTGTTGGTGTTCAGGGTCGTTCATTTGAAGTCAATGCAAAAATTCGATATATCACATATAAGAGTCCACACATTGAGCGTCTATGGTATGGTCTGAACAACATTAATGCTTTAAAACCAGTTTACGTGGTGGAAGGTCCGATTGATTCATTGTTTGTATCGAATGCCATTGCCATGGTAGGATCTAGTTATCCAGACCCATTACCAACAAAAATTGAAAACAGTAAATTAATTTTTGTATTTGATAACGAGCCTAGAAATATTGTCTTACACCACATGATGGAAAGGGCAATAAACGAGGGTCATAAAATTGTAATTTGGCCTTCTATACCTGAAAAAGATATTAATGAAATATGTCTTAAATACGGTACAGAGAAGATGAAACAAATGCTAGATAGTAATACCTATTCGACAAATGCAGCCAGACTAAAATTTGGTGCATGGAAAAGATCTTAATATGATAAATGATAATTTAGATAATAATGATGGTATGGAAAAGAAAGTTTGCCAAGCTTTTTTACAGTTTAATAATTATTTTAGTTTATATGTAAAAGAAGTAGACATAGATTTATGGAATAGAGCAGTAGAGTTTGCAAAGGACAGCGTTGATGTCCCCGGTGTATCTTTAAAATTTATTGACAACGACAATACAGACGAGTAATAAAAAATTATGAAACAAAGAATAACTGTCCTCGATAAAGGACACGTAGATCTTATTGATGTGATGGGTTCCGATTTAACGGTTGCCAATGCAGCCCGAGTTTCTTTTAATAAAGAAAGCGAATGGGATACGGAACTTAATTGGCTTTCTAAAACAACAGATAATACCTTATCTGCAAAAGATAAAAAATTAATTTCTTATCTAGCTAAACATAAACATTGGACACCCTTTGCACATCCACAGATCACAGTAAGAATTAAGGCTCCTATTTTTATTCGCACTCAACTTTTTAAACACAAAGTTGGATTTGTAGAAAATGAAGTAAGCCGTAGATATGTAACTGATACTCCGGAATTTTATATTCCAAGATGGAGATCAGCACCAACCACTGGTGCAAAACAAGGAAGCACTGATTTTATTTTAGATTCTGTAGTTGAAGATAAACTGAATACAGAGTATAATATGGTTCTCGAAGGAGCTTTGAAAACATATGAAAATCTTTTGGAACAGGGTGTCGCCCCAGAACAGGCGCGATCCGTCTTACCACAAGGCGCGTATACGGAGTGGTGGTGGACTGGATCACTTGCGGGTTTTGCTCGGGTCTACACACAACGAAGTGAGGCACACGCTCAATGGGAAGTACGTGAGTATGCCAATGCGATTGCCGCATCGATTTCTCCGTTCTTCCCTGTATCTTGGGAACATCTGACTAGTAAGGACAACACATGACAAATTTATCACCATTTCAAGAATTTATTTTTATCTCTCGTTATTCACGTTGGATCAACTCACAAAATCGCAGAGAGACGTGGACAGAATGCGTAGATCGTTGGTGGGATTATTTTACCACTAAAGTTCCATCGTTACTCGAACGTCCCGATGTACGTGAAGCAATTCTAGCACTCGAAGTACTACCTTCTATGCGTAGTCTCATGACTGCAGGTAAAGCACTAGATCATGATAACACATGTCTTTATAATTGCTCATATCTTCCTATTGATTCTGTTGATTCATTTGCGGAACTGTTTGTTATTCTGATGAATGGTACCGGTACTGGGTATTCTGTTGAAAGACAATATACAGACAAACTCCCAACTGTTGCCAACAAGATTGTAAAGAATTTTGATAAGATAATTGTTGTCGAAGATTCAAAGGAAGGTTGGGGAAATGCAATTAAAACATTATTCAGCGATCTCTATGCTGGTAAGCATCCTAAATGGGACTTGTCAAAAATTAGAGCATCTGGTGCACGACTTAAAACTTTTGGTGGTCGTGCTTCTGGTCCTGCTCCACTAGACAATTTATTCAAATTTATAGTAAAGGTCTTCTACAACGCACAGGGACGTAAACTTTCGGCTCTTGAGTGCCATGACACCTGCTGTGCCATCGCTAATGCAGTAATCGTGGGTGGAGTCCGTAGATCCGCTATGATTTCTCTCAGTGACCTGGGAGACCGTGAAATTGCCATGTGCAAGAGTGGCGCATGGTGGGAGCAAGCCGGGTTCCGGTCTTACGCCAATAACTCAGCCGTGTATCGCGGAAGACCCCCCATGGGACAGTTTCTTGAGGAGTGGACCTCTCTGTACAACTCCCACAGCGGAGAACGCGGTATGATCAATCGTAGGGCACTTCAAGAGCAAGCAGCGAAGTCTGGGAGAGACCCGGATTGTGAATATGGTACCAATCCGTGTGCAGAAATTATTCTGAAACCTTTTGAATTTTGCAATCTTTCAACGGTAGTAGTTCGTACCGATGACACTGCAGCAAGTCTCAAGAAGAAGATTGAAATTGCCACTATTATTGGGACTGTGCAGTCTACTTTTGTAAAATTTCCTTATCTTCGTCCTGATTGGAAGAAGAACTGTGAAGAGGAAAGATTGCTTGGTGTCTCTATGACAGGAATTTTTGATAATAAACTTACCAGCGGTCTTGACGGTAAGCCAAAATTAGTTCGACTTCTTGAGAATCTTCGTGACCATGCAACGGCTACAAATCTCAAATGGGCAGAGAAGTTGGGTATTAATCCTAGCAAGTCAATCACTTGCGTCAAGCCAGAAGGCACTACTTCTTGCTTGGTGGATTCCGCTTCAGGTTTACATCCACGCTATGCGGATTATTATTTCCGCAGAATCCGATTGGACAAGAAAGATCCTTTGTATAACTTGATGAAGGATCAAGGAGTCCCGTGCGAGGATGATGTGATAAACCCAACTTCTACTGCCGTATTTACTTTTGCAATGAAGGCTCCTCGTGGTACTGTTACTACAGAAGATCTTCGTGCACTTGATCATCTTGATCTGTGGAAAACATATCAAGAGCATTACTGTCATCACAAGCCTTCTGTTACCGTCAACTATAAGGACAGTGAATTCCTTGAAGTAGGCAATTGGTTGTGGGAGAACTTTGATATGGCAACAGGTATTGCATTCTTACCAGGTGGTGACAATCATACATATGCTCAGGCACCGTTTGAGCAAATTGATTCTGCAACTTATGCAGCCCACCCAAAGGTCAAGGTTAACTTCAATGATCTCATGAAATATGAGATGGAAGACAACACAGAATCTGCTAAAGAATTTGCTTGTAGTGCAGGTGGTTGTCAGGTAGTATAAATTGATCTCCGATAGCTCAGTTGGTAGAGCGGCGAGCTGTTAACTCGCATGTCACTGGTTCGAATCCAGTTCGGAGAGTTATGTTTGGATTAATTTTCTTATCATTCCTTGGTATAAGTATAGCAAATTGGATCTATGCTGATATATGCTATTCTAAAACATATAATGATAAGCCTTGGACAGTTTATGGCTTATGTATGTTAGCAGCATTCATTAGTACCAATGGTTGGTATTTTTTAATAAGAAATATTAAAACACCTAAAGAACTTTTAATTACAAATATTATATGGGATGTGGGGGCTACAATATTATGTGTTGTATTCCCCGTTATGTTATATAATGTCAAATTTGATATGAAAACAATAATAGGATGTATGATTGCAATCCTTGGATTACTTATTGCAAAAATATAAATCATGGCAAAGAAACAAGTAAAAAAATTATGTATCTTTTGTAAAAAAGATAAAGCACATAAACACTTTAGAAAAAAAAGAGGTGCTTGTAGAGCATGTGAAGCATATGCTTCACGACTTAGACGATACGACAACCCAATTCGTTCTCTACTCACAGGCGCAAGAACTAGATCAAAGCGTAAAAATATAAAATTTGATATTGAAGAATCTGATATTGTTATTCCAGAAGTATGTCCTGTATTAGGAATACCGATTATTCTTTTTGGTCCGTCTAATTCGCCATATCTACCATCTATAGATCGAATTGATAATACTAAAGGCTATGAAAAAAACAATATTGCTATTATTTCTTTTAAAGCTAATACTTTAAAATCGAATGCTAGTTTAAACGAATTAAAACAATTAGTCAAATATTGCGAAGATCACACAAACAAATAAATTAACATCCTATAAATAATAGGATGTTTCATACAATTGTTGGTATCGATTATTCAATGAACTCTCCATGTATCTGTATGTTTGATACAAGAAGACCATTCTGTTTTGAAAATTGTCAATTTTATTTTTTAACTGATGTTAAAAAGTATGCAAATACATTTTTAAATAATATTCATGGGGAACCTTTTTGTGACTATAATTGTGACACAGAAAGATTTGATACGATATCATCATGGGCTTTAAATCTCTGCATAGGTGCAGCTGAAGTTTCATTAGAAGGTTATGCGTATAACTCAACAGGACGAATCTTTAATCTAGCCGAAAATGTTGGTATACTGAAACACAAACTATACAAGAATGCTATTCCTCTTAGTGTTATAGAACCAAGCCGAGTGAAGAAAATCGCAACCGGCAAAGGTAATGCTGACAAACAAATGATGTTTGATTGTTTTGAAGCAGAAACTAGAGTTGATTTGAAATCTGTATTGTCACAAAAAACACTATCTAATCCTGTTACGGATATTATAGATAGTTTTTATATTGCCAAAATTTTGGCAGCAACCAAACTCAATCAAGAATCTTGACTGTGAATGATTCGACTAAAGGTGCTGGTAGGGATTTCTGAATCTCATAGTTTCCCCAATTCTCCTTCAATACTCCATCTTTTACCAGTTTGGCAAGTGTTGCATCTAGCGTTTTGTCTTTATTGCTAAATGATATGTGTTTTTTGCCATTATCTAATGCTAGTTTGATTGCCATAGCAACGCTTTCCCCATAGGGATAATCGTCAAACTTTTTATTTTTAACATCTGGTAGGATATAGTGAAGAAATCCAGCTATGTCTGTTTTTGGAACGATGGCAGAATGTCTCATAGCACACGATGGAGACCCCATGTTATAAACACTGTGATCTCCCATAACATATTTTTCTATAATAAATCTGCTTCTCATTGCGTAAATATTTATGTTTTATTAATTACCCCTACGCTCAGTAGCTGCATCTAGATTGCGTCTAAAGCGTTTGGGCATTCCAGGCTTCATCTTAGCCATTAATTCGTTCCAAGCTCCCCCAGTGGCTTTATTGGCACTTATAGTGGCATCCACAGCCATCGCCACACTCTCACCAACATAGTTTCTTACTATTTTCTTCTTCTTGCATTTAGGGCATGGGTTACTCAATGGAACTGTATTATCTTTCATAGATAATGTTTCATCAAAAGTATGTTTACACGATTCACATACAAAAGCATATATCGGCATTAGTTGGTTCTCATAAAAAATTTGATAGAATCTTCAAATATAAAATTACGTTTAGGTTCTTTAGGTGTAGTTTCCAAAATCATATTTGCTTCTTTTGGTAACTTACTACCTTTATAAAGATTGCATTCGCGACAACATGCTACCATATTCACCCAAGTACTTCCTCCACCTTTATGGCGTGGAATGATATGATCTACAGTAGCAGATTTATCTGTTAGTTCAATGTGGCAGTATTGACATACATATTTATCACGTTTGAGAATATTCTTTTTACTTGGAAAACATTTTTTATTTGGTGTTTTCACATAGTACTTTAAAATCAAAATTCTTGGAATTTTGATAGTTTCTCTTGAAGAAACAAATTTTAAGATTGATGTATGATTTTCTTCGTAATATACTTTGTTCTTTCTCATTAAAGACAAAGCTCTACGCATCGAAATAATATTCAATGGGGATTGATCGTAATTCAGAAGAAGTACGGAAGTTTCAAGCATCTTGGTTGTCAATGGCAAAAAACATGACACTATGCTTTTCTTGTGTTTGACAACAATATTTTTTATGTTTATACCCATAACTACCTAAAATATGTTCACTGGCTGGGTTTGAGCTAATCCACGATACTTTGGGGGAATTCATCATTCATTATTATTTATAGAATCCTAAATAATTTAAGTATGAATCCTGTCATTTTAGCCCATTTGAATAATCTATGTCTTAAAGCTACCCAAAATACAACAGGTACTAATACCTACTACAAACCCGTTTCTCCCTTTTGTACCAACAAAGTACAGAAAATAAACGAAGAAACTACTTTAAACACCTCTGAATCATTCCCGGAATCAATATTTAAAATTTATGAAAAATTTCAACCAACTCGTAAATGAATCCTCTGGCTTAAAGCTAACAAGAGATTATAACAGGTTTCTGTTGGAACAACAAGCTTTTGTTGCCCAGAAAACATGTGCTATACTTTTTGGTGAAGAAACCGATTATGATGGCTCAGATGACACATCGAATGATCCTCCATTTAATTCATCTCTAACTGGACAATTCTATGCCCATATTAATATGGATGGTAGTAGAAAAGTTCGTGTATTTGATACTGCAAAAGAAGCTGCCTTAGTAATTGAAAAATATCCTGGTTCAGTGATTTATAATTTTAAGGGTGATGTTGTAGACCCCAATCAAGTAGAATCTGTTCAAAGATTTAATATTTTTGAGGATGAAGCATATGATTATACACAAAGAGAATTAAAGAAAAGAGCACCAGAAGCTGAAGGTGGAATCTTGGATTCTATTGCGAATGCATGGAGAGCAAAAGATAAAGGTGCAGCCGTTGCTATGGCAAACAATAATAGTTTCATAGCCCGTAATTTACAGAATTTACAAAATGCATTAACAGGGATGGGAGCTTTTGGTGCTGATCGTACACCAGAACAAACCATGCAAGAAAGAGATGCTGAAGTTAAAAAATTACGTGACAGATTAGATGCGTATGAAATGGAACAACGAGGTAAAGGTTTTAGAAAAGCAGAAGAGATTCCATTATCAGATGAAGAGACAAAAGATGTTCAAACTTTTATAAAACAAAGAAAAGACCAACAAGACGGTGTAGGTCCAATGATGCCTGGTGTAGCAGAAAGAGTTGTTGGATTACCGAGAGAACAGCTAAAAGCGTATAAAGATTTTTATAAAACTGCAACAGCATATCAAGGTAAAGCTTTACAAGATTATTATGATCAGAATCCAGACAAATATTCTGCACATGAACCATATATGGACACCAAAACAGCTGTAGCTTTGAAGCCCATATCAAGAAGCGAAGATGAGGGATCATCTATGCCCGGTCGATTAAAGGGTACATCATTTGATTCTGCTGCTAAAGTTGTTGCAGGATTACCGGAAACTGCAGCTATGTTGGCTGCAGGTATTGTTGCACCAGAACTAGTTGGTGGTTTAGTTGGTGGAGCAGGAAGAGTAGTTCCTGCTATAGCCAGAGTTTCATCTGGTGGTGCAGCAAAAGCGGCAACAGCACAACTTATTAATACAGGAGTAGGTCTTGCTGGAGCAGATACATTTGCAAATGCAAAAGATGTCGTTAAAGGTGCAGAAGGCCTAGTAATGATGGCACCTGTTGCAGGTTCAATGCGGCGAATAACATCACCACAGGCAAATGCCGTAGATTTATGGAATGCAAAATTGAAAGCGGAACGTACACGTACACTTGGTGGACAACAAAGCGGTAGAGAAATGGAAAGTATTATTACTAGAGAAGTCCAGGCTGGCGCCAAGTCTCCAACACCTGGTGGTAAGATACGTTCTGCAGATAGAATTGCTGCATGGGATAAAAGTAAACCTAAATTGACTCCTGGAAAAGATACTACAACAGAATGGCCAATACCAGAACAAGAACTTGCTGGTGGTAATAGAAGTGAAGTTCGTGGTCAAATTAAAAATGATGAAATTCGCAGACTTACACAACCTTTAATCGATAGAGCTCAGGCATACCCCGACTATGAAAGATTTGATGCACTCGATCTTTTTGGTATGGCAAGAGAAAGGACATTAGGAAGAATTAATTCAGAAAACCCATCCATTCGTAGCACTGCATTCCCTGCAGCTGGTGTCAAACTACCAAAACTACCTGATATCTATGGTATACCAGGAATAACAGATCCTTCGGAATTAAGAAGAAGAACAAAAGAACGTGAAAGAGCACGCCAGTCAGAACGCGAAAGAATTGAGAAAGAAATGAGAACAGGGAGAGTTAATCCCGAACAGACATCTTCTACTCCTAATTTTGTTGATGTAGTAGATGGACTAAAAGGAACAATACAAAAAGCGGGAACAGAGTTGGTAAATTGGATGAAACCAAAACCAGGAACTTCTGTTCAACGCCGAGCATTAACACCTTCTTCTGAACGAGCACTATATCCAAAAAGAACAGCCAGTGAAGTTTTAGCTGACACAAAGTATGCAACTGAAAAACCACTTGGTGTATTACGGCAAGCAGCAAAAGATATCTCTACTGGAGTGAAAGAAAGAGGAGCAGCAGAAACTGCAGCACAAGTAGCTGCTGTAGCTCCACAAGTTGTGTCCACTGTTATTCCGGACATGGCAACACCACCTGCTATTCGAGCCCCTGCACCTGATGTTTGGAAACCAGCATCTAACATGGAGCTAATGGCTACACCAGAGCCTATGAAAGCATATTCAACAGGAACATCAAACTCTAAACCTATTAGTGTTACATCTACAGGTGAAGTAATTAGAGTTACACCAGAACCAACACCTGTTGATCGTACTGCTATTGATAATTTATTAGTAAAACTTATTCCTACAGCATCTAATAGACCCGCTCCAACACGTGATTCATGGAAACCAGCACCAAGTATAGCTCCAATGACGGTATCGGGTGACGGTGCACCTCCACCACAAACTAGATCCCCTGAAATATCTCAAAAACCAGAGAACTTTAGAGTTACATCAGAACCAACACCAGTTAATCGTTCTGCCATTGATTCTTTTGTAAAGTCTTTACTACCTTCTGCGGCTAATAGAACTACATCTACTCAACCCACTAACAATGTACCGCCACCAACATCATCACCATCAACACCAACTGATACACCATCAGTTGCGACACCATCTAATGTAACTGTTACAACGACAGCACCAACAACCGTTTCAGCACCAGCATCTTCAACAACCACATCTACAACTACTACACAAGTACCGGTAACAGCTCCAACAATAGCTCCAGCCGAGGCTCCAGCAAATTCTCCAGTCAATACTCCAGACACAGCTCCCGTAGCTGATCCGATAATAAATAAGATTGTCAACACTCTTATAGCAGCAGCAGCTATTGGTGGGGGTTCCAAATTACTTCCAGGTAAGAAGGGTGGTGGTGGCGGTGGTGGCGGAGGTGCTGGCGGTGGTATGGGAGCCGGTCCAGGATCGCAAGAAGAACTTAAACGCCAACAACAAGACATGGACGCAAAAGCTAAAAATTGGGATCTTCTGATAAAGAATATTTGGGGAAAGAATGTAGAAACCTTGACTAAATAAGTTGTAATGTTACGTGTGTTTTGCTATAATAGAGATACAAGTGTTACCTGTTAAAAAATTTATACATAATCGTTTAGATATTAATGGTAGTCTTCAGGAAGAAACAACTCGAACTGGTCGCTCTTATAGCACACCAGAAGGAGTGTTTCCATCTGTGACTACTGTTGTTGGTTTTGAAAAACAAAAGTTTTTTGCTAAATGGCGAGCAAATAATGCAACTGAAAGTGTGCGTGTAACTACACGAGGAACAGATTTTCATGGTATTATTGAAGACTACATGAATAATAAAGAGATTGACTTTGATAAAATGATGCCAAATATGGTAGACATTTTTATTAAAATTCAACCTTTGTTACACAGAATTGATAATATTAGATTACTTGAAGCTCCTCTCTGGTCATCTTTACTGGGTTTAGCCGGAAGAACAGATTGTATTGCTGATTTTGATGGTGAGTTATCTATTATCGATTTTAAAGCAAGCACCAAAACCAAAAGATCACAAGACATTGAAAATTACTTTCTACAAGCAACAGCCTATGCTATGATGCTACAAGAAAGAACCTCAATTAAAGTAAATAAATTTTCTATTTTAATTGCCTGTGAAAATGGGAGTAGTCAAGTCTTTGAAGGCAAACCGATTACTTATGTTAAAAAATTAAAAGAAATTATAGATCGATATAAGGAACATCAATATGTACAGAACCAGAATAGTTGAGATAGAAGAACGGGTAAATAAAAAGAACACAAAACTTTGGTTCATGATGAATGAAAATTC